CATTAGGATATTGGGGAAGTTCATCCACTCCAATCCAGGTGTAAGATTGACCTTGATATCTAAGTACGTCAGTAGTATTTTCAGCATATCCAAATTCTATTTTTGCTCCTGATGGAAATCTCCATTCTTTTTCTTGCTCTCTCCATTTAGCACCAGGATACGCTTTAGGGTATAGTTGTTGTGAGTGATTAATTAAATCTCTTAACTCTGGCATAGAACGTCTAAGCAATAGACATCTATGTTTTTGTTTATCACAATAACGTAATGGATCAATAAGCATTGCATATGATTTACCACCACCCCTTGCACCACCATAAAATACCTCTCGTTCAGATGCAGCTAAGAATTGTGTTTGAGGTCCACTGTTTGGTTCAAATATAACTTCTTGTTCTTCTACTACTTTTTTTACGTTTGGTGGTAAGATGTCTAGATCATCTTCTACAATTATATTTTGTTTGTTTTCTAGTACACCATCAATTTTTTTAATAGCTTCTTTTTTATTCTTTAATTTCTTTTGGGCATTATGATAATCATCTTTAGCTTTCTGTACTTGTTTAGCTATATCACTAATGCTAGCTTTAGCTGATCGTTTAGCTTTGGCTATAACCTTTTTATGTTTAGGTTTAGGTGGTGGTATATCATTCACTTCTTGATAATACCTTTCTTAAACCTGGTGCAGATATATATCTGCCTGTTTTCTTTTCCATCCATCCAGCAACTTCTCGATAGGAACAACTTTTAATATATTGTTTTGCTTGTTCTATAGCTTCGAGTTCCTCTTGGATCGGCTCTAATAACTTATCGTCTTGTTCACTTACTTTGTATCCAAATGGAACAGTTCTTGCAATTCTTTTTCTATGACCTAGACTCATTGTTTCGTTTCCCATATAACATTGTCCACGACCAACTATGTATTTTTCCTGACCAAATAAATATCTTGTATACTATATTTTTCATTATGCTTCTTTGGCTGGCAGTATAAAAATACCATGGGCTACTTTGGCATTAATATCTAATTTTTCTCTTTTAACTAAACCTACTCTATCTAACACTTGTTTAGCTGCTTCCATTCTAATACTTGCTCCTGGTATAGAGCCATCATCGTCTATTGCGTTGGCTATGCTTAAGGCAGCTTTCGGTGAGTGAGCTGCTAATACCGTTTCGGCACGTTCTATGATTTGGTTTTTTAAACCTTGCACCACTTTCGGATATGAGGTGGGAGCATAGCCTGCAATCTCTGCTGCAGTTCTTGGATCACCTTGGGCTTCACCAAATAAAGCAGAGAGAAACTCTTGTTGTTTTTCTGTTAACTCTGTTGTTTCTTTTTTGTCTAGAAGCATACAACAATAACTATAGCTACAACACAAATAGCCAAAGCAATTTGTTTATGTTTAGGCATAGCCATAACTTTATCTTTAATCCACATTATTTTTTTCATATTATCTCCTTTAGCAATTCCATGCTCTTAATGATTTATTAATCCTAGAGTTAGGATCATTTGCTGTTTTTTTTGATGTTAATTTTTTCTTCATGCCTTTCATTCTAGCACAGAATGATGCTCGTCTTTTATTACCTTTAACTTTACTTGGAGCTTTAAGGTTACGTTTCTTTCCCGTTTTGGTTTTGCCTTTATTATAACTTGCACGACCTTTAGCATTCAGTCCCCCTTCGGGACTTTTGCCTTCTTTTCTAGTCCATGCAGGTGACTTAGCCATTATGATATCTTCCTATACTTTCTTACTTTATTAGCAATACTCTTTGGCTGTTTAGAAACTTGTTTACCTTTTGCTTTAGATTTACGCTTTGCTTTTGTAGTAGCAGCATACTCTGATGCTGATAAGGCTTTAATAGCTTTTGCTGGTAGATAACGTTCACCAGTCACAGAAGATTTCTTCCCTGACTTAGTCCGCCACTTTTGTTTACCCCAAGACTTTAGGCTTTTTTGACTTTTTGCTAGTGCCATTATTTTTCTTTTTCTTTAATAGTGTAAAGTCTACTTTTGAAATTTTACCATCTCTATTCTTATCTAATTTTTTTTGATTGCCTTTAAGCATTACTTATATCCTCCGCCTGCTTTTTTATATGCTTTAGCTAAAGCCTGTGCCTTACGGGCAGACCACTGTCCTGCACCTGTACCATGAGATGCTTGAGCTTTAATACGATTAAAGATTTGCTTTCTCTTGGTAGGTTTAGTATAGTTGCCTGCTTTGTTTACTGTGCTTTTGCTTTTTGCCATGCTTGCTTTTTTTTAACTCTGTCTTTAAATCGTTCTCTTCTAGCTTTAGTCTGCTCTTTTGATCTTTTATTAAGCAGATCAGTTAGTTCAGAAAACGGCATTGTCATTAGTTAGCAACAGCCTGGATTTGTTTATTAATAGTATCTAGCATAACATCTATATGTGGCTGCCATTGTTCATCGGAACCTGTTAGGTAATCTCCAAACTCAATGCCTTTAACCCATATTCTATTTGCTGATGTTTCAAAACAGTACACACTCTCTACATTATTAGTTAGAACTCCATGCTTACTATCTTCTACCTTAACAAACTTGCCATCTTCTATTACTAAATGTGAACCAGATACTTTAACATCTTTATAGTTGTATATACTTTGTGGAATAAATTCCATCTTAGCTTCTACAATACCACCTTTAGTATGCTCACCAACATTAATGTCTATGATGCGTTTCTCAGAACCGTCTAGCATTTCAACTAAAGTGTTAGCTACAAAGCAACCTCCAGAACCACCGCCTTGGCCTCCGCCTCCGCCGCCTCCGCCGCCGCCACGACCGCCTCTGCCACCTGGACCTCGACTACCTGTGTTACCACGACTACTTTGTCTGCCTTTGCCTGGACCGCCAGGAGTTTGTCCTTGTTTGTTTCCAGCACCTTTGCCTGCAGATGATCCGCCTCTTCCAGCTGAGCTAATCGCTGATGCCTTTTTATCTTTAGCTGCTTTAGCTGCTGCTGCCCTAGATGCTGCTGCACCTTTTTCTTTATTAGCTGCTGCTGCTTTATCTGCTTTAGCTTTTGCTATGGCTGCTGCTTTAGCTGCTTTAGCTTTTGCTACGGCTTTATCTGCTGCTGCTTTAGCTGCTGCTGTAGTTGCTGTATTGGCTTTTTTCTGTGCTGCTGCTATAGCATCATCAAAAACAACCATATTCAAACCTGTTTGTTTAGCTGTACGTCTAGAATTTTGAGTAGCAGGTACTTTAACAATAGTACCTTTGCCCCCCATACTACGAATTCTACTACGGCTACCTGCACCAGCTCCCATTTGAGCTCCGCTACCACGTCCGCCTCTACCTGGACCTGTAGATCTACCTGAACCTGGACTCCCTGGTCCACGTCCACGTCCGCCTGTTCTGCCACCACGTCCACCTGGACCTGATGATCTGCCTCCTGGATTACCTCCGTCTCTTGCTGCCATAGTCTTCTCCTTTTAATATTGTGTTAGTAACCCATGCCGCCCACTTTTTTAGTGGTTCCCATAGATTTTTTAGATTTTTTGCTATTACTTTTTGCTTTTTTGTTGGTTTTTTTTGGGTAGTTCATTGATTTCATTTGTTTTTCCCTTTTTTTTGCCGAATATCTCTGCATGGCGTGCCTCTGACATGCTATAAAACTTGCCATTGATCATCTCTTTGCCGATAGATCCGTATATTTCTCTGATTGCCATGTAGTTTTTCCTTATAAACCAGTAGTTTCCGTGAATGTCCATGGTTGTTTAGTGTTTTTATCTGTGTGACCCATTGGTAACTACTGTATATCTATCTATTATACACAATATCACGATTCTGTCAATACATTTATTTGATTTATTTAGATTATTTATTTTGTTATTGACAAAATCGGTATTAGGGTGTATAATGGTATTAAGGCCTCCCCCCAGGCCCCTATATGTATTACCTAAATGTACTATTAGGGACTCATCTATGGGTGTGGACCCCTACAAGTACCATACTAATGTGGCCGCCTAAGTGGTTACCATTGTTTTCTACTGATTTTCCAACTATGGCGTATAGGATATATAGGGTACCCCCCTAGCCCCCTGCCTATCCCCTTGATAAATTTACATAAAGTTATTTTTTTATGCCTATAAGTTTTTTTCAGGTACAGCTATAAATATTTTATAAAAGAAAACTATAAAAAATCTTTTATGGTTTCAATTAAAAATAAAACTATAGCAACCTTGATTGCG